AAATCTAAAGTCTTTGTAAAAATTACTAAGACAAAAGTACTTGCATCTTTTGGACAACTTGTTGATGTTATATTTGGCACAGGTAAGTTTCCTATAGGTGTAAGAGAAACCAAGATGTCTGAAGGCTCTGCTGAATTTGCACACCTAGACACACAAAACCCAACACCTGGAATTGAAACAAGCGTACCCGAACAAGAAGAAGAAGAAAGTATTGAAAATCCTTTTGATGTAGGATATGAAGGTGATGGTAAAAATTTAAAAGCTGGCGCTACGTTTAGTAATGGAAAGTTTATATTAGAAGAAGAAGCATCAGATATTTTAGTAGAAGGAACAAGTCCATTACCTCAAAATATTGAGATTAAGCCTGCACAGATGGCTTCAAGACGAATGGAAAAATTAATTCATGATCAAATTGAAGAATCTAAAGGATCATCTGAAATAAGAAATGCATTGCTTGAGTCTGCACTACTAGGAACAGGAGTTGTTAAAGGTCCTTTTAATTTTAATAAAACTCTTAGTCGTTGGGATGAAGGAGAAGATGGAGAGAGAACTTATGCTCCTGTAGATGTTAGAGTACCAAGAATAGAATTTGTTAGCGTTTGGGATTTCTTTCCTGATCCTGCAGCAACCAATATAGAAGAATGCGAATACGTATTTCACAGACATAAGCTAAATAAGAGTCAGCTTAGAGCTTTACGTAAGATGCCTTATTTTGATAATGATGCTATACGTGAATGTTTAATGATGGGATCTAACTACGAAGATAGATACTATGATTCTCAACTTAGAGATGATGAAAACGATAAAGCATACGGTGCAGAAAAATACGAAGTTTTAGAATATTGGGGAATAATGGATGCTGAGTATTTAAGAGAAGCAACCATAGATGTTCCTGACAGTATAGATGATTTAGATGAAGTTCAGATTAATGCTTGGATATGTAATGGTAAGCTTCTAAGAGCAGTTGTAAATCCTTTTACTCCTCACAGGATTCCTTATCACTCGTTTCCTTACGAACGTAATCCTTATAGCTTCTTTGGAATAGGTGTAGCAGAAAACATGGATGATGCACAACAAATTATGAATGGTCATGCTCGTATGGCAATTGATAATCTAGCATTAGCAGGATCTTTAGTGTTTGACGTAGACGAGTCAGCACTCGTTGGTGGACAATCAATGGAAATATATCCTGGAAAAATATTTCGCAGACAAGCAGGAATGCCAGGACAAGCAGTACATGGAATGAAGTTTCCTAATACTTCACAAGAAAATATGATGATGTTTGATAAGTTTAGACAACTTGCAGACGAGCAAACAGGAATACCTTCGTACTCACACGGACAGACAGGTGTTCAAAGTATGACAAGAACTGCTTCTGGTATGTCGATGCTACTTGGTGCAGCAAGTTTAAACATTAAAACTGTCGTAAAAAATTTAGATGATTTCTTACTTAAACCTTTAGGTGAAGCATACTTTCAATGGAATATGCAATTTATGGAAGGCAAGTTAGGAATTGAAGGAGATTTAGAAGTCAACGCTATGGGAACAAATAGTTTGATGCAGAAAGAAGTACGAAGTCAGAGATTGACTACATTCTTACAAACTGCACAAAATCCAACTATTGCTCCATTTGTTAAGATTTCTAAATTAGTAAGTGAACTAGCCTATAGTTTGGATCTTGATCCTGATGAAATACTCAATGATCCAGAGGAAGCAGCTATAATGGCACAAATTATAGGAATGCAAAATAATGTTGGACAAGGAACTGGCGAAGAAACTGCTCCCACTGGTGAACAACCGTCACCTATGGGAAGCCCTGAAGGAACACCTCAACAACCGCAAGAACTTGGAATTACAGGCACTGGTGGTGGCAACATCGGAACTGGAAATGTACCGTTGCCAGGGGAAGATCAATTCTCTGGTAATGTTAGAACAGCTTAAAGAACAAGTAAAAGAGGCACTTGATAGAGGAGAAGAAAATGCCTGATACGAAAAAAAGTATTACAAATATGAAATACGCATATGCAGAAGGCGGTGAAGCAGTAGAAGATCAAATGGGTGATCTTATGATGATGCCTGAAGAAGAAAATATGATGATGTCTGAAGAAGAACCAATGCCTGAAATGGTTCCAGACGAACAAATGGAAGAAGATTACACAGATTTTATAATTGGAGAGTCATTAACTCCAGAAGACGAAGAATATTTGCTGACTACACTTGAACAAGATGATCGACTAAGTATGATCTTTGATCAAGTAGTAGAAACAGCATCCGAATTTTCAGGTGCTGGCCCTGTAGAAGGTCCAGGATCTGGAGTATCCGATTCGATACCTGCAAGGTTATCGGATGGAGAATTTGTTAT